GACCTGCTCAGCAGCAAGTACGCCCAGGAGTTCAGCCGCGACGGCCTTACCCGGGCGGCCGAAATGGGCCGCATCTTTGGGGTGGCCAACCCGCTGATCAAGCGCGGGCGGGAAATCCGTCACGCCTACGTGTGGGGCCAGGGCTGCACCATCGACGCCCGCAACACCAAGGTCAACGACTTTGTGCAGGCCTACCTTGAGGACGAGGGCAACCAGGCAGCGTTCTACGGCACGCAGGCCACCCAGCAGCACGAGGGCACCCTGTACGACGAGGGCAACGACTTCATTGTCAACTTCACGGACCCGCTCACGGGCCGGGTGCAGGTGCGCACCATCCCCTTTGACGAGATGTCCGACGTCATCTCCGCCCCCGGCGACAAGGCCACCCCGTGGTACTACCTGCGGCAGTGGGTGGAGCTGGACACAGACGGCACCACCTTCGTCACTAAGAAGGCCTACTACCCGGCCCTCAAATACCAGCCCGCCACCAAGTACCGCAGCATCAACGGCATCGAAGTGCGCTGGGACGCCCCGGTGCGGGCTGTCAAGGTCAACGCTGGCAAGGGCTGGAAGTTCGGCATCGGCGACAGCTACGCGGCCATCCCGTGGGCGCTGAGCCACAAGGGCTTCCTTGAGGACTGGGCCCTGCTGATGAAGGCCTTGGCCAAGATCGCTTACACCACGTCCAGCAAGACGGCCGGTGCGGCCCAGGCCAAGCGGACCCAGTTGCGGGGCATGGGCGAGATGCCTGCGGGCAGCATTGCCAACCTCACCGACGACCAGAAGCTGGAGCCCGTAAGCAAGTCGGGCGCCACGCTGGACAGCGAGTCCTCCCGGCCGCTGGCCACCATGGCTGCCAGTGCGCTGGGTGTACCCGTTACCATCCTGCTGGCCGACCCCGGCCAGACGGGTGCCCGCGCTACCGCCGAGACGCTTGACCTGCCCACCAGGCTGATCATGCAGGCCCGGCAGGAGCTGCACAAGGAGGTCCGCAGGGACCTCATCGCCTACGCCATCGAGCAGGCCGTGCTGGCCCCGCGTGGCCCCTTGCGGGGGCTGGGCAGGGCTGAGCGTGACGGCGACCGGCTGCGGGTCATCTTCAACGACCCCGCCGACGCCCGGGTGGACATTACGTTCCCCGACCTGGACGAGGCTGACGTCAAGTCGGTTATGGACGCACTGGCCATTGCTGAAGGCATCCCCGAGATGCCCAAGCTGCCGCTGATCAAGCTGGCCCTGCAGCTGCTCAAGATCGACGACATTGACCAGTTGCTGGACGACATCACTGACAGCGACGGCAACCTGGTGCTGACAGACACCACCGCGGGTGACGTGGCCACCAAGGCGTTCCGCAACGGGCAGGACCCAGCCGACGCACTGAAGTAGGAGGCCCCGTGGCAATAACCAACGCCACCCTCCGCGAGGTTGAACGGCTCCGGCGGCAGCTCACCCGCATGACCGACGCACAGACCAGGGCGCTTACCGCGGCCTGGGCGGACGCGTGGGACGTGCTGCTGCCGGAGTTCGAGATAGCCTTCGCGCAGCTGATTACCACCCCGGGTGCAGTACCTGCGTCGGTGGTGGCCCGCAACATCCGGCTGCAGGCGGCCCTCACCACGGCCAGGGCTCACCTGGACGTCCTGGCGCAGCAGGTTGAGGGTATTGCTACCGCCGACCTGAGCCAGACCGTCCTGGACGCCGTCGACAGCCACGCTGCCGTCATCGCCAGCCAGCTGCCTGCAGTGCCTGCCGGGCACGCTGGGGTGGCGGTCAACTTCAACCGCGTGCCCCACGAGGCGCTGGTTGCCATTGTGGAGCGCACCACCCAGCAGATACACGCGGCCACCATACCGCTGCCCGCTGACGTGGAGCGCATCATGAAGCGGGCGCTGGTGCGGGGCATCGCGGTGGGGGCACACCCCCGCAAGACGGCAGCCCGCATGCTCAAGGAGGCCGAGGGCAGGTTCAACGGCGGCCTGACAAGGGCCCTGAACATTGCCCGCACGGAAACGATGGACGCCCACCGGGCTGCCACGCAGGTCAGCGAGAAGGCCAACCGTGAGGTGCTGGCCGAGTGGGAGTGGTCTGCCAGCCTGGACCGCCGCACCTGCCCCAGCTGCCTGGCCAAGCACGGCCAGCGCTTCCCGCTGGAGGAGCAAGGCCCTGAGGACCACCAGCAGGGCCGGTGTGCACGGGTCAGCGTCACCAAGACCTGGAAAGAGCTGGGCTTCGACATCCCGGAGCCACGCAGTGCCACCCGGGATTCCCGTGAGTGGTTTGACAGCCTGACCCCCGATACCCAGCGGGAAATACTGGGGCCCACCCGGTTGAAGCTGCTGCAGGACGGCGACATTGCCTGGGCTGACCTCAGCAGCAAGCGCACCACCGCAGGCTGGCGCGACAGCTACGGCGTTACCGCCGTCAAAGACCTAATCCCCAAGGAGTGACATGCCCACCATCGTAAAGGAAGCGCAGGCAGCCGGTGCACCCACAGGTTCCCGCACTGAAATCACGCTGATCACACCTGGCTGGGGCAGCAGCGGCTTTTATAGCCCTGCTGTGCTAGAACAGGCAGCTAAGGACCGCGTGTTCCCCAAGAACACCCAGATGCACATCGACCACGACCAGTCGGGCGGGGTGGGCAGCGTAGGCACGCTGGCCGCAGCCCTTACCGAGGACGCCCGCTGGGAGCCCAACTGGGTGGACCCGGACAACCCGGGCCCGTTGCCGGGGCGCCTGGTCGCCGAGAACCGCGTGTTCAGCCACAAGCGCGAAATGCTGGCCGAGATGAAGGACGTCATCGGCACCAGCATCGCTGCAGGCGCCGAGGTCAGCTTCGGCGAGGCTGAAGGCCGCTCGGGCAAGATCATTGAGGCCTTGGTGCCCAGTGTGACCAACCGCGTTGACTATGTCACCGTGGCTGGCCGCGGCGGGCGCATCAGTGAAGTGCTGGAGGCGCACAAGGTGCAGGAAGCCCGCAACGTGGGCCAGTGGCTGGAAGCCCGCATGCACAGCATGTTCACCAGCATCTCCGACGAGATGTATGGCGACGGCCGCCTTACCCGCGAGGAGCGCATTACGCTCTCCGGGGCGCTGGGCGACGCGCTCACGTCCTTCACCGCCACGGTTGAGGCCGGTGCCCCGCAGCTGTTCGAGCGGGACCTGTGGGAGGACCCCACGTCCACTGTCACGGCTGAAGCAGCCACCAAGAATTCCCTGCCGGACCCGGCTAGGGCAACCGAAAATCAGGAGGAAGCCAACATGGCAACCATTGATGACAAGGAACTTGCGGACCTCCGCGAGTCCGCCAGCCGGGCCACCGCGCTGGAAGCCGAAAACAAGGAACTGCAGGGCAAGGTCGAAACGCTGACCGAGTCCAGCGTGCGTGCCCAGGCGGAGGCCATTGTGGCCGAAGCCTTTGGCGACCTGGACGCCAAGGTCACCCGCGGCAGCCTGGTCAAGGCCGCACTGGTGGGCGAAGCGTTTGACGCTGAAGCCCTCAAGGCGGATGCCGTTGAAGCAGCTGCAGAGCTGCGCAAGGCCAGCGGCGAAGGCACCGTCCGGGGTGTGGGCGAAAGCGCTGCACCCGCCACCAAGACCGAGGTCACGTACGAGTCCGCCACTGAGGCGATTCTCAAGAACGCTGGCTACACCCCGAAAGGAGCCTAACCATGGCTAAGAACATGCGCCTCCCCGAGGCACTCCACATTGAGCTGCCCGTCCCGGCATACGTCGTGTCCGGTTCGCCGGTCAAGGTCGGCGCCTTCCGTGGCGTGGCCCAGACCGACCGCGATGCCAACGGCAACGCCACGGTGTGGCTGAACGGCTCCACCACGCAGACCGTGACGGGTGCAGTTGCATCCTTCGGCCTGCCCATCTACATCACCGATGCAGATGGCACCCTGGGGGTCACCTCCGGCGCGGGATTCTCCGTGTTCGGCTACTCCCTCGGCACCAAGGCAGCAGCCGCGGGCCCGCTCGAAATCGCCCTCCCCCACGGCCCGGCCGCGGTCTAAGAAGGAGTCTCACAATGACCATTCTCAACACTGAAGAACTGCTCGTCGCTGAGGCGTGGGAGCAGCGCAACACGCCTAACGGCGCGTACATGGCCAACGTCGTGGAAGCTTCCAAGCTTTTCAACGACGGCATCACCGGCCGCAACCCGTTCAAGTACGCCATGCTGAAGGAAGCGCTCACCCGCTCCGACTTCAACGTGTACCTGGGCAAGGCGTTCGACGTCGAAATGCTGGCCAAGTATGGGGACTACACCCCCGAGTGGAAGCAGATCGCGGCCGAGACCAAGGTCAAGAACTTCAAGCCGAAAACCTACCGTGACCTGTTCGGTGGCCGGGGCCCGCTGGACCGCGTGGCTGAAGGCGCCGAATACAAGGAACGCACCAAGGCAACGGCCGAGTACGAGCTGTCCGCGGGCAAGTTCGGTAACACATTCAAGCTCACGTTCGAGCTCATCAAGAACGACGAGCTGGACGGCCTGGCCTCCCTGCCCAACGACCTGGCGCAGGGTGCCATCGAAACGGAAGACGCCACCGCGTTCTCCACTTTCGTGTCGGCCACCGGCCCGAACACCGCCTTCTTCAAGGCGGCCAACGGCAACGCTCCGACGGCCCTGCCGTTCACGCGGGCCAACATCCAGGCCGCCTACCTTGCGATCAGCAAGCGCAAGGACGTCAACGGCTACCCGGTCAAGATCGCGTCGGCCAAGCTGCTCATCGTCGTACCTGCAGCCCTGCTGTTTGACGCCGAGCAGATCGTCAACGCGCCGACCATTCCGGACCCGGCCGGTGGCGCAGGCACCATCCCGAACCCGCTGCGCGGCAAGTTC